ATCACATTATGTCGACGACATGCCAAAGTCGAAGGCATAAAATAGTTGAAAAACTATTGAACAATACAAAATATCACGTTATTATAATAAGGTGATTTGGCACAAACTAAACAATTAAACAATTAAAAAATCACATTTTTAAAAACTAAATATTACATAAGGAGTAATAAAAAATGGCTATTGACTTAGACGCTATTAGAGCAAAACTTAATCAACTATCTGGTAAGAACAGACGAAGCAACGTAATGTGGCGCCCAACTGAGGGTGAAACAGCAACAATTAGGCTTCTTTCGTTTCCAGACAACGATGGACAACCGTGGAAGGATATGTACTTCTACTACAACATCGGAAACAACCCAGGACTATTGGCACCATACCAGTACGATAAGCCTGATCCTGTCCAAGAGCTTATTACTAAGCTACGTGATGACAGCAGCAAGGAGTCTTATGAATTGGCTAAGAAGCTATATCCTAAGATGAGAACATTCGCTCCTGTTGTTGTTCGAGGAGAAGAAGAAAAGGGTGTCCGCCTTTGGTCTTTCGGCAAGATGGTATACCAAGATCTTCTCAATCTTATGCTTGATGAAGACTATGGTGACATTACAGACCCAGAAAATGGTCGTGACATCCGTATTGTTTGCGAAAAGCCTCCAGGGCGTCAGTTTGCAACAACGTCTGTTACACCCCGCGGTTCAGTAACTGCTCTTACAACAGACACTGACCAGCTTACCAGCTGGACAGAAAACATTCCATCTCCAACTGATCTTTATGAGTTAAAGACTTATGATGCTCTTGAGAAGATAGTAAATGACTGGCTGAATGGTGACGACACTGAGAGCACTGGTACCGAAAGAGGTAGAACTACGACTACAGCATCTGATACATCTACTACAGAAACAACTACTGCTGCAACTACAACAACTAAGTCGCTAGACGATGCATTCGCGGATCTAGAAGATCTATAGAATCTAGTTGTATATAATCTAATGGACGGTAACTTGAGAATAGTTACCGTCCATTTTAGTATTCTATGAACAAGATCAAAAAATAAGGTAGTATAAAAGTACTCATAGAGGAATAATATGGCTAGAAAGAAGAAAGTAAAAGAGACTGAAACCAAAGTAGATTTAGACGATTTCGCAAGTGATCTAATTAAATCATTGAATAAAGAACAAGGCAGTAGAGTAGCTTACAATTTAAGTGCCGATGACTCACCTACACATGTAAAACGTTGGATTTCAACAGGATCAAGGCTTCTTGATTACATTTGTTCTAACAGACGAAACGGCGGTCTCCCAGAGGGAAGAATAATCGAAATGTTCGGTCCTCCTTCAATTGGTAAAAGTCACATCGCAACTCAGATAGCAGCATCAACTCAAAGAATGGGTGGAATAGTTGTTTATATCGATACAGAGAACGCTACAAGTCCTGAAAACCTTGCAAACTTAGGAGTTGATGTAGCATCGAGGTTTGTCTATGTTGATGAACACTGTACAGAAAACGTATTTGCAATTGCTGAGTCAACTATTCTTAAAGCAAAGGCTATGAACAAAGATGTTCCAATTACTATTATTTGGGACAGTGTAGCTGCTACATCACCAAAAGCAGAGCTTGACGGTGATTATGATCAAAACAGTATTGCCCTAAACGCTAGAACTATCTCAAAAGGCATGCGTAAGATCACAGGAATCATAGGTCAGACAAATACATTGATGGTCTGTCTAAATCAGATTAGAGTAAACGTAGGCGTTATGTACGGAGACAATACAACTACACCCGGGGGAAAAGCGATACCTTTCCACGCATCTATCAGAATTAAACTAGGTGCAGGACAACAGATAAAGAATGGTGATGATGTAATTGGTATTAATGTTTCTGCAAAAACAATCAAGAATAAAGTTGCAGCACCATTCAGAACAGTAAAATTCCAGATTCACTTCGGAAAAGGAATAGTCGAACATGAAGAAATGTTTGACATTCTCAGAAAGCATGGAGAAGAGATAATAAATGGAAACGTCATTTCTGTCTCAGGCGCTGGCGCATGGAAAGTATTAAATGTTGTCAACGAAAAGACAGGAGAAGTTGTAGTTGAAAAGAAATTTTATAAGGCAGATTTTGACAAGATAATATCAGATCCACTGTATACTGAGTATATAGACGACTTATTGGAGCTGACAATGGTAAAAGTAATGGGAAGCTCAGATAATATGGATATAGATGCAGAGTCTTATGAAGAAATGAAAGCAGTTGCTCTAGAGATAGAAGATACATCTGATGGATACGATGAACTTATATGAAAAAGAAAAATCAACCAATACTGATAATTGATTTTCTTAATATATTCACGCGTCATTTTACGGTAAATCCAACCCTTAATAAAGACGGCATTCCTGTCGGCGGAGTTGTTGGGTTTTTAAATAATTTCAAATATATTCTGGAAGAAATTTATCCAAAAAAAGTTGTAATCGTATTCGAATCAGGGGGTTCTCCAAGAAGAAGATCGCTATTTAAAGATTACAAGTCCAATAGAAAACCAATAAAGTTAAATAGAACGTACGACGAGAATGCAACAAGTGCTGATGAAGTAGAAAACAGAATGTATCAGATCAATTTATTGATGGAGATGTTAAGAAGACTTCCAGTGACTCAAATGTATGTTAAAGACTGTGAAGCAGATGATGTAATAGGCTATTTAGCGAAATATAAGTTCCCGGAAGATGATTGCGTAATACTATCTTCAGATAAAGACTTTTATCAACTTCTAGATGAAAAGACAACAATTTATTCACCTACTTCAAAAAAGTTTATAAAAAGCGAAGATGTATTTGAAAGATTCGGAATACACCCTATCAACTTCTGTCTAGCTAGAACACTTCAGGGCGACCCTGCAGACAATATTGATGGCGTCAAAGGAGCAGGTTTTAAAACAATAGTGAAAAGGTTTCCAAAGTTTTCACAGGACAACGAAATAGATATCGATATGGTTTTAGCAGTTAGCAAACAGCAATCTGAAATAAGCAAACTAAAAATATACAAAGAAATAAACGAAAATCACGTAAAGATTCGTCGTAACTGGAAGCTAATGTATCTTGATACGCAAAATTTATCTGCAGATCAAATTAAAAAAATAAACTATGGTATTGATACATTTGAACCAAAAAAAGATAAAATAGGAATGTTCAGGTTATTAGTCAAACAAGGTCTTAACAGATTCGATATCGAAAGACTTTTCTTTGTTATTGACTTCACACTAAAGAATTAAATTATTCACAATGGAAAAGGAAGATAAATTGTCACAGGCAACAGCTAAAGTATATCAGTTCGACGAGTCAGCAACACAACATTTCAGACAATACGGAAAATCGTTCCAAGAGAAGATATTTCAGTGTCTTCTTCATGATAATACATGGGCATCACAGATGTTGGAAGTCATGGAGCCTGACTATTTTGAGCTTCGCTATCTAGCGTATTTAACTGACAGATATTTCGCATACTTTCAAAAATACAAGACATGGCCAACATTACAGCTCTTGATAACAATAATCAAAGATGACCTTTCATCTGGAACAGACGTTTTATTACGTGATCAGATTATTGAGTATCTTGTAAGAGTAAAAAGCAACCCAAATATAGGCGATCTTCAGTTTGTAAAAGATAAGACACTGGATTTCTGCCGTCGACAGGCATTTAAAGAAGCACTAGAAGAAGCAGTAACAATGGTTTCTGACGATAACTTCGATAGTGTTGTAGGACTTATGAAAAATGCAGTATCAGTTGGTATCCCAGTTTCAACGGGTCACGATTTTTTCGAAGATATAGAGGCACGATTTGTCAAGATAGACAGACAAGTGTGTCCAACAGGAATTAGACAGATTGATACTAAAGATATTCTTAATGGTGGCCTCGGTCGAGGTGAGCTGGCTTGTATTGTCGCTAATACTGGCGTTGGTAAGAGTCACTTTTTAGTCGAGATGGGATCAGCTGCATTGCAACGAGGAAAGAATGTAATTCATTATACATTTGAACTTACAGAGACTTCTGTTGGTCTGAGATATGATTCTAATTTGTGTGGAATTCCAAGCAACGAAGTACAAGATAATAAAGAATTAGTTATGAAACGATACTCTGACAAAGATTTAGGAAGACTAATAATAAAGGAATACCCAACAGGGTCTTGTACTATAAATATGATGAGAAGTCATATTGAAAAGCTATCTCTAAAAGACTTCAAACCAAGTTTAATTGTTGTAGATTATGCAGATATTATGAAAAGCTCTAAAGCGTATGACTCCCTGAGGCATGAACTAAAATTAGTCTACGAAGAATTAAGAAACCTTGCTATGGAACTGAATGTTCCAATTTGGACGGCATCACAAAGCAACAAAGATGGTTCAAATTCAAATGTTGTTGGATTAGAGAATATGGGTGAAGCGTATGCAAAAGCACAGATCTGTGACGTCGTTCTTACTATCTCACGTAAACCAGAAGAAAAAGAAAGCGGCCATGCAAGACTATTTGTTGCCAAAAATAGAGCAGGTAGAGACGGAATGCTGTTTCCAATCAACATAGACACAGCTTGTTCAAAATTCAAGGTACTATCTGATACATCTATGACATTTGATGAAGTCAATAAAAATGATAATCAAAAGATGAAAGATCTTCTCAAACAAAAATGGAATGAAGTTAGCGGAAGCAAACAATAAAATCATTAATCAAATACAAAAAACAAGATAATATAAAACAACACTATACAAAGGTAGCACATGAAAAAAGCCATTACAATAGAAAGTGCAATTGAAAAATCAAAGCAATATTTCAACGGCGATGAATTAGCCGCATCAGTTTTTCCAACAAAATACGCGCTTACCGACAAAGAGGGTAATCTCCATGAGGAAACACCTGATGATATGCACCACAGAATGGCTAAGGAATTTGCAAGAATTGAAGCAAATTATAAAAACCCGTTAACAGAAACAGAAATTTATAATCTATTCTCATCATGGGAGGTAGTGCCACAAGGCTCACCTATGTCAGGGGTGGGAAACCCATACCAGGTTCAATCACTTTCTAATTGCTTTGTAATTGATAGTCCAGAAGATAGCTACGCTGGTATTCTACACACAGATCAACAGCAGGTTCAAATCATGAAACGCCGAGGTGGCGTAGGGTTTGATATCTCTAATATTCGCCCAAAAGGACTTGCTACATCAAACGCGGCACGAACAACTGATGGCCTTGGTATCTTTATGGAGCGCTTCTCTAATTCTACAAGAGAGGTTGCCCAAGGCGGCCGCCGCGGTGCCTTAATGATCTCAATCGATATCCGCCACCCAGAAATTGAAACATTCATTAATATAAAACGCGATCTTACAAAAGTAACAGGTGCAAACATCTCCATCAGATTAAACGATAAATTTATGAACGCTGTAAAGAATGATGAAGAGTTTCAACTACAATGGCCTGTGGAATCTGATAATCCTACAATAACAAAAATAATAAGAGCAACAGAAATATGGGATCAAATAATAGATTCAGCTCATCAAATGGCAGAGCCAGGAATATTCTTTTGGGATAACGTACTTAACAATTCTATTCCAGATTGCTATGCTGATCTTGGATTCAAAACAGTTAGTTCAAATCCCTGCGGAGAAATCGTTTTATCACCAAAAGATAGCTGTAGGCTTATGGTTGTTAACCTTGCAAAATTTGTCCAAAAACCTTTTACACCACATGCTCGATTTAACTGGCCAAAATTCTCGTCAGCTGTACAAAAAGCTCAAAGATTAATGGATGATCTTGTTGATCTAGAGGTTGAGCAAGTAGATAAAATAATAAATAAAATACAAAATGATCCCGAGCCACAAAGTGTTAAAAGAATTGAACTTGACCTATGGAAAGGAATCAAAGAGCAGGCATTGAAGGGTAGACGAACTGGATTGGGTGTAACGGCTGTAGGTGATACGCTTGCAATGCTAAATCAAAAATATGGATCAGATAAATCAATAAAAACAATTGAAAAAATCTATAAACATCTTGGCATAAATTCTCATATATCATCTTGTATCATGGCAGGCGAAAGAGGCCCATTTCCAATTTTCTCTCATGTAAGAGAAAAAGATCATCAATATTTAAGCAGACTACTTAATGCTGATAACGGACTTAATAAATTATATAAGCAAAATGGTCGTAGAAATATTGCGCTTACTACAACTGCACCGGCTGGTTCGGTTTCAACTCTTACACAAACAACATCAGGCATAGAGCCTGCCTTCATGCTCAAATACACCCGTCGCCGCAAAATTACTCACAATGAAAATGTTGAGGCAAATTTTATAGATGCTATGGGAGATAAATGGGCAGAGTATGATGTATATCATCATGGTTTACAGCAATGGATGGAAACAACAGGAAACAAAAATATTGAAGAATCTCCATACTGGGGTTCTACTGCAAATGATCTTGATTGGAAGCAAAGAGTAAAAATACAAGCATCTGCTCAAAAATGGATTGATCACAGCATCTCCTCAACTTGCAATTTACCAGAAGATGCAACATCAGAAGATGTTCGTGAAATATATGAAGCAGCATGGGAATCAGGTTGTAAAGGGTTTACTGTATACCGTGAGGGATCAAGATCAGGTGTATTAATTGATAAATCAAAACAAAAATCGAATAACATATTTCAATCACACTCATCACCAAAACGCCCAGAAGAGCTTGAATGTGAAATACAACATGCTTCAATACAAGGTGAACAATGGACAATATTGGTTGGCCTCATGGACGGAAAACCATATGAATTATTGGGCGGATTATCTGAGTATGTTACAATACCAAGCAAATATAAGACTGGAAAAATTGTAAAACACCCGCGTAAAACAATGAACAGTATATACGATCTTCACTTCGGAGAAAACGGTGATGAAATAATAATAAAAAATATTGTAAAAGTGTTTGACAACCCTAACCACGCCTCATTTACAAGGGTTATCTCGCTTGGTCTTCGTCATGGAGCACCTGTAAATTATATGGTAGAACAGCTGCAAAAAGACAGAGATGCAGATATGTTTAGTTTCTCAAAAGTAATTGCAAGAACGCTAAAAAGATACATTCAAGATGGTACAAAATCATCTGAGAAAAAATGTGATAATTGCGGAGCTGAAGGAACAATGATATTTCAAGAAGGATGTGTATCATGTTCATCTTGTGGCGGTTCAAAATGTACATGAACTTAAACACTCAAAAAAAATAGCATATAATATATCACACTAACAAAAAGGAAGAGTTTAATGAAGTGGATAAGTAAAGTTTCACCACTAATTCGTGAACTAGAATTAAGAAAATCTCCTGTAATAATCAGGGTAAATAAATTTGACGAAGATTCAGCATCTGCTTTTCA